TTAACCCTTAGTTTTTCTAAATGTAGTATTTCTGTCTACATCGACCGCCAAGTTTTCAGCATACTGTTCAAGATGAACGCTCGACAAATGAGCGTACTTCAAAACCATAGAAATATCCGACCAACCACCGAGTTCCATAAGCACTTGCAAAGGCGTACCATTCTGTACATGCCAACTCGCCCAAGTATGGCGTAAATCATGCCAACGGAAATTTTCAATCCCAGCCCTGGACAATGCTTTTCTCCAAGCATGATTATTAGCACGAGTAACCGGATTTCCTTGATACGTAAATACATAAACATCATGCTTACCGACTTGCTCACGAACCAGAGCAATAGCGTCATCATTCATCGGAACCGAAAAAGATTTTCCACCCTTGGCCTGATCGGCATAAATCCAAAGACAACGCCGAGACAAATCAACCTGAGACCAACACAAAGCAGTAACATTAGACTCACGTAAACCAGTAGCCAAGGAAAAATTAACCATAGTCAACAAATGCAAAGGCAACTCACTTACAAGCCGTGCATGTTCATCACGAGTAAGCCAACGAACGCGTTTGACCGGCTCAGGCAATAACCTGATTTTAGGAGCTGAATCAAGCCATTCCCAATCGATACAGCAATTCAGTATCGACCGCAAAAGCTCCAATGTGCGATTAACAGTACTATTGCTAACGCCTTGGGATAGTTTAGAAACCCGAATAGCGTCAACCTTATCACGAGTAATTTCATGTACGCATAAACCCGATAAATGCTGATCAAGCCAACGCAACTTGAATTTATCGGTTTCAATGCTTTTTTTGTGCAAATGCTCGGTTAACCAACGAATAACAACCTCTGGCCAAGTACGACGTTGTTTAGATCCAAGATGCTTTATACGCCAAGCTTCGGCTTTTAACCGATCATGAAGTTCCTGTGCATCTTGACGGTTTACAGTCGCAGCAGTTCTTTGTATTTTGCTTCCGTCAGGTGCGGTGAACTGTATCCACCAAATTTGGCCACGCTTATAGATTGACATTGTTCAATATCCTTTGGTTGATCATCGACTACCGTCAAGGTGTCATTTACAGAAAGTGGATAACGGCCAGAAACCCAGTCGGCTAGATGCTCACAGACGAAAATCCAACGTTTTCCAGCCTTACGGCCAGGAATTAATCCAAGTTTCGCCTTTCGCCTCAAAACTTCGGGGTTCATTTTAAGGAAATCGGCAGCTTCATCTATGTCAAAAATCTGCATTAGTTTTAATTCCGTTTAAATTAAAAAATGTCTATCTTCACCAATGGCCTGAACGGCCTGAGTATCAGATAAACGTGAAACAGGTTTAAAAAATTTATCGCGAGCTTGCTGTTTTATCGGTTCGTTATTCTTGCACACAGTTTCAACATGCTTTCTCAAGCATTCCGCCGAGCAAAATACGGTTTGATTCCAGATTAAAGCTGTTTTAAGCAATGATCGGCCCGGACAAACGGAGCACGGAACAATAGAAAAAAGGTTACTCACCCTTGAATTCCACCAAGAATCGATAATTGTTATAACCACTGATGCCATAAAAGCGGCACAACGTAGAAAAAAATAAAAACGAAATACAACAGAACAAGACACACAATTAAAGCAGATCGAATGTTATAAAGAAAAGTACTCATGCCGCTTTACCCACTAATCGCCGCCGTTCCAAGCCCTGTTTAATCTGATCACGAATATCATCGTCATCTAATCCCCGGTTCCGGTAATACGTTTGTATTTCCGGCCATATATGCAAGCGGTGAATCTGTCGCATTACGTGCCTTACTGTGCATTCATTACGGCGAGCCATGATTGACACTAAGTTGCCAATAACGGAGGTGATGTTTCTAGCGATAGGGTCTACGGCTTCTTTTTTTTTGCGCGTTATTTTGACACCTTGAGCAGGGACTTTGAAGATGACGTCTTGCATTAGTAATTGCCAAAATGGGTTTAGATAACCACGGGCATCCCCATTGATCATTAGCCGGTTTCGTTCCAAGGCGTAGCGCCATAGGTCGGTTAGGTGGTCGGCAACTTGGTTAAAGCCTTCGAATTCGATACCCAGGCCCAAGCCTATTTCACGGATAACGGTATGGTGAAGCCTCGCTTCTATGCGCCGCACTGGCTGGATATTGTCATAAGCGCCTAATGAATAGATATTCCATTCTTCGTGGAAATAATCCACTTTGTCGGATTTGACTATTTCATAGCTTTTGTCGTAGATTGCCATCTGAATACCCAAGGGCTTACCGATCAGATAATTCTTTCCCTGGTCACTCGCCCCGTAACTAGCAATAGCATCACAAAAATCTGATAAATCCAGAGAAGCAATACCGTCAAAAACTCTAACTGTCCGAGAGCTTGTAATAAAATTCTGAATAAAATCAACCGGCAGGTTAAAGCCTTGATAATCACAAGCAAGATGCACGGCAACTCCCTTGGCTAATGGTTCTTCTAAGAAAATACGAGACAAGCCAACAAATTCGCCATGAAGGTATTCCCATATTTGGGCGGTTGTGCGCTGGGATATGAAGTGCGGCGACAATTCAACTTTAAGATGAGAGCCTTCGCTATCCATTTTGCCGTACCAGCTACCAAACAGGATAACTAAGCCAACAGCGTTGTTTTGCATCTTATAGCGATAACCGCCTGTTTTGCCCATCCGTGAAAAATGCCAACGGTCATCATTAACCAGGTCATTTGCGGTTAACCGGATGTATTCGTCTTTGTTTTCAACATGTTGCTCAAGCTTAGTAATGAAAGAAGCTTTGGGTACACCATGAAACAGCTGTCTTACTGTATCCACCGAGGCACCAACAATATTGACGCTTGAAAGATCAGTAATATTAGCGTTAGCAGCAAACAATAAACCGTTCTGATCTTCGTCAGAACCAAGAGCAAGGGATTCAAGAGAAAAGCGTTGGTTTAAATTCATGTTATCGGCTCTAATGGGCTTCGTGTTGTTGTTATCTGTTACGTGATACAGGGGCGTAACAGCCTTTTTGGTACTTTTAATTTTTTGCGACCGCTGTTTAGTCAGTCGTTACCAGCTTCATCAATGGGAAGGAAAACTAGATTACGCGCGTCTTGCCGTTCGTTCATCATTCCCTCAATCACTCGCTCAATCGGAGTTATTAGCGCGGCACCGGGGGAGGGGGTGTACCGTTCCTTCGCCACGTCGCCTATTCAAAAATTTTAAAGCCCAGGGAACCCGGAAATTTTTTGCAACTCGCTTGTCCCAACCTCAAACAGGCAAAAAACTTCACCCTAAACTTTAAAATTTTTGGCCGCCGTGAATGCTCAGTCAGATACACCCCCTCCCCCGGTGCCGCGTCTAATAACTAACCTCAATCACTCATTCAATCGATCAATCTTCACTCACCGCAAGACGCGCTTCTTAAACTCTCTATCGACTTTAAAAATCTTTCTGTTACTCAATTTCAAAACGTTCCGAAATTAACCGATAAAAGCGGGGGGAGGTGCGAATGCGCCTATATACATTGGTTTAAACCTATAATCACTTTAGGCGCATCCACACCTCAAGCCCATGACACGAATAAGGTCAAGGTTATCTAAAATGATGTCTCGATAAGAGGACGAATTCGCACCTCCCCCCGCTTTTATCTATCTTGCGTGTGTAATGGCATTCATGTCAGCGAGAAACAAAGTTACTGTTCACAGGATGACGTGTTACGCCTTCGCTTCTTTCTATAGGAAAGGCTGTAACCGGATAACGTTTGTCGCCCTTGCGCAGTAGGAGACCATAGGGTTTACGCTCGACGATGTATCCAAAAGCAACAATCTGAGGTATGTTCAAACTTTCAAAGACTTTATTGGACGTATCAATAAATTCTATCTGAGCGACCATTTTGTTTTTTTTCGGCGACTCAACAAGAGCCACCAGACGCGGCCTATAGTCGGTTAAGTACTTTTCCAAATAATCAGCGTCCATAGGCGGCCCCGACTTAGGTTTGGGCTCAGGCTGAGGAGCCGGTTCCTTAGTGGGTTGATTCTTTGCAGGAGAAGATTGTCGTATTTCTGCTACTGGTGCCGGTGCGACTTTGACCGGTGAGTTTCGTCCGGACAAGAAGCCGTACAAATAATAAATAGCGAAACAAAACGCAACCAAAAACAAGGGGATATAGAATGTAAAAGCGGCCGACTTAAAAACGTTTGTCCTGTCGTCTTTATGAGCATCTATCGATTCGACGCCTTCAGTGTGCGAAGCATAAAGACCAAAATATTTTTTATCATATGTGCCTTTGCCGGAACGCAGCTGAACAAATTTGCCTGTCTGCTGTTTATAGGTTGTCCAGGTATATGCATCCGGTTGACCAACGGCATCACGTTTCACGAAACGGATTAATGTATCTATGCGCCGCTTCCATAACATGTGACAATCCCTTGAGTCTTGGCCCATGCAGACTATGTCTATGCCGCGATGCCGATGCTGAGTAACGAATTCTGTTATGCCCGCATCAAGAGTCGCTTTGCCAGCCGGAAAAAAATCTTGCAGCTCATCAAGGATAACCAGAGAGTCGTTCGCAACATGTACTTGAACATCTTTCACCTGCTCTTTCGTCAATTGACGCAGTAAGTTTTTTATTACAGGTAAAGGGAAACCTGTTACTTCTGCAAATTTTTCATGATTGAGACCTTCGATATAAGCATAAACCATGCGGCCTTTTTGGAGGGCGGGGATTATTTGGTTTATGGCCGCTTCGTAGCTTTTGCCTGACCCCGGAAGGCCTTCGTGGAAGATAATCATAATATGCCTTTAATTATCATAATTGTTTTAACAACCGCCCAAATGCCCATGCCGCACACTAATATTTTAAATGCCTCAGGAACGCCACAGCGGTTAACAACATAAATAAGCCCCGGCGAATAAGTTGCTATCGTGTTCCACGCCCATTGGAATTTATCCGCCAGTTCGCCCGCATGAGATGCCCCGCCAAGGCAATAAGAACAACTTTCAGCCGCCCAATTCAAAACCCACAAAAGTGCCTCAAATCCTTTTTTTAGGAGCCAAATTGGAACATCGGCAACCCATAAACGTAACGATTCAAAACCATTAGTGATAAAGGTACGAACCGCATCATAGTAGTTTTCAATGGTGTCTAAGATTGCCGTAAAAAAGCTTTTCACCGATGCAAAAGCGTCAATGAAAAAGAATATAAACTTGTCGTAATAATTCGATATTGTGTCGATGACGCCCTGCATATATCCTCCTATGACTTAAAGCCAGAAATAATAATTCTAAAAACCATAAACACCGCAGAGGCTTGAACAAGTGCGCTAATCATCGGGAAAATACCGTCCATAAATTCATTACACAAAGGCGAAACGGGGATAGCTTGCATGTTCATAACTGCCGGAATCGTCCAGATAGGACAGGCACCACCAGGAATAGACACGTTAAAGATTTTCTGGCTAAAGCCCATCAATGGCGAATCCTTTACGCTATTAACGTTCGTTTGAAAAACTCCTTCATAAGTGTCTGTTGTGGCCTCGTACCATTTGCCTAGGTTTGGATTTGTATTTTTTCCACGACCTGTAAAAGTACCCATTCCGGCACCTGTAGAAGCGCCAGTGCCTTTTGCTTTACCACTTAGGCGGCTAGCAATCTCACGAGCCGTGTCTTCTGTAGCCAATCCAGCAGTGGAACCGCCCGAGGTCGTGGTGGTCGTCCCGGTGTTATTAGTCACCGATGTTTGCGTGGACGTTGAACCATCACTGTGCGTTATGGTTGTGGTGCTGGTGCTAGTACCCGTCACCGCGGCTGTAGTTGTGGCTGGTGCTTTTGGATGAAGATCAGGAACAACCGGTTTGTTATGAACATCCGCACACGTGAAGAATGTCCCAGGACCGCATTTTTCTATGCCTGTAGCTCCCGGAGCAGTGACTACAGGAAGCTTAGGGTCACAAGGATAAGAATAGGAGGTGTTACAAGCTACACCGGCTTTATAACTCTGAGGGTTATATTGGTCGTCGGACGGTGACTGACTACTTTCTGAAGCCGCTGTTGTGGTGTTGTCTTTCATGATGCAGGTCGGCACACCGTTGACGTATCCGGTAGTTTCAACGGCTGAGGCACCACCAGGGCAATCTTTAGGGTCTGGAGGTATGGGAGCACATACACGAGGCGGTGAAATTATTGTGCCGTCAGGACAGGTTATATCCTGCGAATGATCAGGCTCAGAACTGCATGCAACTGGAGCGATGACAACAATGCCATTACCACAATCCTTTGCGCCAGGTTTTGGTAAGCAAGTTCCTGAATCCGCATCTGGTATCTGTAATTGCCCATCACAATGGACTATATCGGAGTTGACACATTGCTGAGTAACGGTGTTAAAAGTTTGCTTGGTTATCATGCTACCGTTAACGGTGTTTGGGCATGAAGGCGGCGGACATTGTGCGCCAGCTGATACGTCTACTGTTGAGCCGTCTGGACACGATAGATCACATTGCTTTGTCGTTGCATTTGCAACAAGTGGGTAGTCGCAATTCAAGGAATGGGGGTCACACCCATCCGAACTCGCGTTTAGGGTTTCCCAAGACATAGTTTGTGTAGCGCCTGACGTTGTTGTCGTCGGGTTAGTTTGGCAGGTAGGAGGTAACTTACATTCGCCTGTTGAATCACGGACTGCTGGAGCTGTACAGGCTGGGGCGTTTATGCACTGATCGGCACTGGCGGTGCCGCCGTAGGGACATGTGGGATTGCGACTAATTATGGCCGTCGTCGGACTACCATAATAGAGGACGTTGCACGTGGACGGCATTGTGCTGGACTGGTAAATATAAGCGCCCCCAGGAAAAGCAAAAGTACAAGCTGCATCTAAGGTAGAAAAAGACTGACCGCCGTAATACCAAATGCCGCTAGCAGGGTAAGTATCAGCTGAAACTATGCCAGATGCAAAAAAGGAAAATAAAAACAGGGTTATTCTAAGCATTATCGAAACCAGAAATAACAGCATAGGCGCAAACTAGGCCGCTCAGAAAGTACAAGAATAAAAAAATCATGTTTTTGGTCTCTTTATGGGTTTATAGAAAAGGGGGCCTTACGACCCCCTCCCCGTCTTCTTTGCTACCGCTATCTAAACCAGCCGATAACTTTGTTAAAGCCCCACTTTGCAACGCCCGGCAGCATTTTAATGGCGGCAATCGCTGTTATCGCCGCTACGATTGTTGTGCTATCGACCGCACCGGTTACACCGGTAAAGTCCAACGCCGCATTGGCGGGGCCAATTGCGAAAACAGACAACCCGAAGGAAGCGAGTAATAACGCTCCAATTCTTTTGATATTTTTCATAGTTCACCTATTTTTCTTAAGTTAAGGCTCAAGGATGTTTTTCCTTGAACCAGTTGATAACGACCCCATACGCCCAGGCCGATAAGTATGCGATGACGGGCAAACCAAAGCCCAGCATCCACATTTGTTGCAAATCCCCCGATACGGGAATTGTGAAAATATCCATTAATGTTGGTTCGGACATTAGTTTTGTGTAATCGTCCGCCGACAAAATTATTACCCCTGTACATTCGTCCAGCGGCGTATCTGATAATAAGAGTCCTTGGCCACCTGTAACTGGATCGTTAGAACCACCACCTAAAGGGGATAAATCAGAGGTCAGGTTAGTGATTTGGGCGCACGTGGACATTTTTACTCCCATTCGCTGATCTAATTACATGGCCGTTTATGAATCGGTCTTTCCTCACTCGGTTACTAAGTACCCGCTCTTTGAACTCTACGGGCTTTTTTATCAGGCAGGTCATTGAGCGGATTTTCATGGGTTATTGCCCCTTTATGGTTTGTTTGCGGTGTTTGAGGTTGTTGTTCCGGACGGTGTTCCGGACGTTGTGCCCGTCAGCTGTCCCGATACGCCTTTGGCTTTGTCTTTGCTTTCTTGTTCTTGTTCGACTGACGGGTCAGGACCGTCAAGTTTCATGGTCTCAGCCACCAGCACGGCTTTATTTTGCCCACCCATATCGACTCTACATACAATTTCCATCATGCACGGAAAATAAAGTTTTCCAGAATCAACCAAGGCCTTTTGCGCATCGAACATTTCAAACGGCATTTTGATTTTTATTAACTCATTACCCAAGTTATTTGGGTTTTGTCCGGTATTGGGTTTACTTACCCATATCGAACCGCCATTCGAAACACCTCGCTCGTTGCTAATTTCATACCGCGTCAAACTTTCAACTTGACCTCGTACAATGGTGCGCATATCGCCCAGAAAACCGTTTTGGGTTATTTGATCTGTCATGGTTTTGTTCCTTTGCTGTAAGTTAATGTTATGACCCTTTAAACCGCGGGTCGAACGGGGTTAGTCTTCTATGTCGGGGTCTTCTAAGTCCGGGTCTTCTTCGCCGTCGTCTAATGATTCGTAATATTCGCTTTCTAACGCACTGTATTCTTTAATTTGATCTAAAAGCTCCAATTGTGAATCACTAAGCTTGATTTCTCTTTCAAGAAGTAAGTCACACATAAAACACTTTAAGCGGTCGTCGTATTCTTCTCCGCATTCGGGACATATCAATAATGCCATTGTTTCAAGCCTCTAAATCTGGGTCTTCTAAGTCCGGGTCTTCTTCGCCGTCGTCCAGGCACTCGTAATCTTCGGTTTCTTTATCCTGATGTTTTACGGTGCGCTGGAATTCTTCTTCTATCCATTGTTGAACTTGATAAGCTGGATAGAACTTTCGACACGCTGGACAAGCTAGACCGTCTGAACAGGTGTCGTCTAATTCGCTGTCGCATTCCGGACATGTAATATCTGTCATCTTTAAATCTCTTTTAAATCGAGCGAATTAAACAGGTGGTGCAGGCGACGGGAATGTAGGCGTTTTAAATGCTGTGCCGGTTATTACTTCGTTTTCTTGGTTTTCTTGGAAATCCGGTTGTATGCAGGCTCCAAATCCGGCTTTATCAAAGGTTGTGGCTATTTCTGTTAGTGAATAGGTCATTGAGAATAATGCTATGACGTAGCCTAATATGAAGGGGAGCGTTGCGTTTGATATGAGTTTCCAGGTTAGGTTTATTAAACGTCTGCGCTGGCTGTATGTCATGCCTTGGCCGGGTAGCTGTTGTTTTATGTTGAGCAT